GGGTTATGCGGAGTCACTGTCGTACCAAGGGAAAGAAACTTCATCAAAAGTGTCCATATTTGTAGACATTCTTGGTGCACGGAAGTCAATTCCAGCACTATCTTCATCGAATGTCGGTGAAGAAGCCCCTGCCCATTCAGAAATATTGTCATAGTTTCTATCAATCTGCTCAAGAGTAATGTCTTGGTAATCTTGAACTTTACGTACTAGATCAATACGTGCATCACTATCAGATATTCCACCAGTAAATGGTATCAGACCTGTTGCGTCCATTTGTGCAGACATCTGTGATGTTGCTATACCTTCAATAATTGGATCTGTATTATCGACCAAGTCAACCGTTGGCATAACTAAACGATCTTCTATATTTTCACTAACAATCTGAACTTCACCACCGATGTACATACCCGCTGGATGAACAAATAACTTATATGCCTCTTTCCATTCGGAGATGGGAATAGGAGCCTTAACTAATAGTGCATACTTCTGATATAACTTATCATCTATAAGATATTTTAAAGACTCTGTACCGATAGTTGATGTGTTTTCACCTATGTTAAAAACATTTTCTTTAGTGTAAACAACATCAGGTGATATACCGAAGAAAGTTCTAAAGAACTGTTCGATTGAATATAACGTACCTTTTGACCTATATAGGGTGTTTGAATACTTAGCCGCCGCACGTTTGTTTTGGAAGCCTTCAAAGTATTGTTGCCCTAACAATAGCTCATCTTCTATGAACGATAAGTTAGATAATTCTGTAGCAGTGATGTCTCGGTTTAAGAACAAATCACTTATAATCTTAGAAGGTGAAACATCACTATCCTCAAACTCATAATAAGCATCAAGGAATGATATTAACTTTGGATATTCTTCTGCAAAGTATGAAGGAAGAACTTCAGAAACAGAATTGTAGTCCTGTAGAGATAGTGCTCTTCTGTTATTATCTTTTAATGTTTTATCTTTTGCCATGCTTTATTATTACGTGGTTGTAACCACAACTCCTGTAGCAAATGATGGACCTTGGTCATATTCTAAAATATCATTTCTTAGTGGACTAATAGCTGATTGATTAGCTGGGATAGCACTCACTTTGATAAATGCGTCTGCACCAATAACAGATGCAACATTTAAACCAACGATGTTGATAACTCCAGTAGCAGAGTTGTAAGATCCGATATTATCTACTACTACACTGTCATCATCTGAAGAGATAACTTGTAGCTTATTAGACTTTAACTTATTTTTGATAATGCATGTCTTCTCTCCAAATTGGAATGGAGTTGTTTTGATAACGAAATTGACATCATCTGGTTCTGCAAGACCAACAGGATATCTCAATGTGTGATCCTGTAATGTATTTGTTGTCGGAGTAAATCTACGTTGTAATTTAATATTAGCACGTGATGATAGGACAGCCGTATCCACTTCATCCACATCATTTAGCAAATTAGATCTACGGAAGGATTGGTTGAACTTACCTATGTTTTCTGTAAAGTATTTGTTTATCTCTGTCTGTACGTTATCCTGTACGGTTGTTAATGATAAAGATCCAAGTTTAGGGTTAAACTGGAAGAAGATTTCCGTTTCAACGAATGTGGTAACTGGATCTTCAAACTTTATGTCAAAACCAACAACTGCTAACTGTTTAGCCAAATCACGTATAGAGTCTTTTGTTGTTGTTACGGTATCCGTTGTCACATCAGAATTAAATACAATTGATAAAAATACTACACCAAACTCTGGCTTCAATGCATCCTCACCACCAAAGGCTTGGATATCTCTAATGAGTGTGCCAAAGTTACTCAACACAAGAGTAGAGTAATCGACTGCCGTAACCATACGGTTCTGTGTAGCATACTGGAATGGAGCATTCTTACGAATAGAAGCCATAGTCTCTGCTTCAGCACCACCAAGAGAGTTGATAGTCGTTACTGGTGTCACATCATAGTTTGATGCACCTACCTGTATTCTATTGTTAGCAGTAAATGTAGTAGCTCCGTTAGCCAAAGATCCGTTAACCTGTAAATATTCTATCACGATCTTATTACCTGCAACAGGTGCTTTACCTAAAGTCACACCATCACCAAACGTAATTTCATAGAAGCCATTAGGAGCTTCTTTCATGATATACAGTTTAGTATTCTCATTGATTGTAGATGCTTTAGATATATTGATATAGTTGGTGGATGACACATCATTAGCTGATTGATATACACTTACAACCGCAGTCTCCATATCAATGTTTGTGTCTGGAATAATGTACACATCGTCTACACTATCTGCACCAACAAAGAATGTCTTAGTTTTTGCAATACCTTCTAATACATCGATGTTTAGAGATCCTGTGGGTGTCTTATATGCATAATAACCATATCCATTATCTGTCGCAGTTACAGTTTGTCTGGTCTGAAATGTGTATGTCACGTCATCAACAGTAGATGTAAACTTAGTTCCTGTTGGTAGAGACAATGTTGAAGGTCTTCCTGATAGGTCACCAGTATTTGTAGAAAGAGTTAGTGTAGCTTTAGATGCTGTCTTTGACTTAGGAATATAACCAATACCCTCGGCAAGAGACACTAAAGAACTACGAAGTTGTGCAGTAGACAAATAAGATTCATTTAAAGCAAAGTTTGCAATAAGTGCATTATAGTGTGTGTTGGTTGCAAGAACATCTAGAATATTAGAAAGGCCAGATCCCTCAAAGTTATAATCTGAGAATTCAGACTTTTCTGCTAAGGATATCTTTAAGTTGTTCTTGATCGTACTGAAGTCAAGATCTGTTGATTTTATTGTGGTAGCCATATTATCTTAACCTCGAAACGAATGTATTAAGTGTGATTACTTCTTCTGTACTAACAACCTTAAAGGTTAGTGTAACAGAGAGCGAATTTCTATCTGGCTGTAGATTAACATCAATGTTAAGTACTTCAGCACGTGGTTCATATATGTAAAGAGCATTATCAATACTTTCCCTTACATTTTGTGACGAATTGTCATCAGCAAGTTCAAAGAACATAGACGTTATGTCTGCACCAAAATCTTCCTCAAAAGGTTTCTCTAGTCTTCCTGTGGCAATGATGTTCTTTACACTTTGTCTAACAGCCGCAGAATCACTCTTCTTGTAGATATCCCCAGATGGGCGTTTTGTGAAAGTTAAGTCGATATCTGAATACACCTTATTGCGAGAAGTGATTACACTTTTCACATTTGGATCTTTGTCTTCTATCGATAATACACGTGCCATAGTCTGTCCTTAAACTTATGCTTTTATTTATAAGAGTTTTACTGAGGTTCTGCTTTTAATTCTACAAGACTATCTGTAGCCTGTGTGATGTTATTGTATTTCGTTTCAACTTGTCTTTTGAATGTTACAGTCTCGCCAGTGATATTAGGCATTTCGACAATAATCTGCACGTTCATTGATCCATCAGCCGCAAAGTTGTCATAATCCAAAACAAGTTTATCAAACATACCCATATCTGACAACTCAATAGCAAGATCAAATGTAGCATCAGTATCCATTTTACCATCAGGTCCGTATAGTTCGTAGACTACTGCCCTTCCTTTGTTCCTAAGATCTAGAAGACCGTTAGGCGTAAGTGTTTCTGCTTGGAGACCTTGGGGTGTTCCTTTACCATATAGTTCTTTGGCATAGAAACCTTCAACAACTTTAAGTCTATGCGAAGCAAATTGACCATTCGTTCCCATAGCAATTTTAGTTAAATTTACTTGTGCAATGTAGTTTTTGCCAATTTGTTTTTTATCTGCTAGACTTAGATTCTTAAATGCACCACCATCTTCTGCACCAACAAATCTTGCAAAGCCCACTCTGTCTGTTACTCTAGTTCCTGTACCGATAATAGTTCTGGCATCCATTTCGCCATATGCCGAATCAGAAAGAGTAAACCTTTGTTTCCTTTTAGGTATGGTAAATGTTTTAGTACTTCTTTCGGGAGAAGTGTTTCCTATAGTCTCAGTTCCACGATGAGTTCCACCCTGAGCATTTCTAATTCTACCATATCCATTGGGTGGAGATTGTTGAGCAAATGCTGGGTTTAGATTTCCGTTACCAATTTGAGTTGCAGTAAACTCTGCATCATTTAGATATGAAGGATCTCTTAGTTTAGATCTAACGTCAGTCACCGCAAGAGGACGTAGTCTTAGACTATTCTTCAAGAAGTCATCAACATCCACTTTTACCTTCTTAACACCCAAAGCAGATTTATTAAGAACATCTGTGACAACACCAGAAGGTGCAGTAAAGACCGCTGGTTGTGCTACATTTTCTGCGGTATAACCTTGTGCAGATCCTGTGTTACCTGCAGATCCTGGATCTGTGTCTGGATCTGAATAGTTTTGAGAGTTTGTGACATCAGCCGTTATAGCCTGTACTGCCGTACCCTGTAGATCTCCGTGGAATGTGGGTGCTGTGACACCTTCGCTGAAGTGTGCACCTTGTCCGTGAATTCTCATCTCAACACCACCAATGGTACCAGTATCAGACCAAATGAACATCTCATCAGATTGAGTATTAATCTTAGGAGAGGATTGAATTATTCTAGTCTCGGCAGTTAGTTCTAATTTGTCTGAAGCCGCAATGATATGAGAACCTTCAGTGGCTTGTTTGTTAGTTCCTTTGATAGCTGTAGTGACGTTGCCAAGGTGTGTGTTTACTGTCGTACCAACTACTGTATTAGACGAGTTGCCCGACACAGTCTTACCTTCGTTACCAAATACCTTAGTTCTAGAGTTGCCGTTAATGTTCTCTACTTTGTCGTTTTTAGCATTAACTTCATAGCTGTCGCAATTAACTTTAAAGTCTCCCTTAACATTAATAGTCAGATCTCCCTCATATGTGAGTTGACCGTTGCCTTCTACTATCACCGTTTGATCACCATGGGTGACTTCAACCTTATTAGTCGTTGCCAAAACAACCACAGTGCCATCAGGACGCAACTCAATGCCAGATCCTGTGTTGTGTTTTATAAGAATACGTTCACCACCGGGCGTATCATTGAATTCAATAACATGACCACTGACAGTTTCTTTAACATCAGCATATGGATACTGTGTTGATGCTATAGGTGGAAGATCAACGTCTGCTCCTAGTGGTAGTGTGTGTGATCTACCAGAACGAAGTGACTCATTTGTATTGGGTTGGTTTTCATAATGTTTACTAGGAAACTGTTTACTAGGATCTGCAAACGCATTGGTTGCTGTTCCCTGAGAGTTGGCATAACCAGTTCCAAATCTTTCTTCTCTATCCTTTAGATCATCTCTTTCCGTTGTCATACTGGTATTCCTGCATTAATTTGTGCTGTTGTCAGAGGTCCTGACGATTTAGCATCAGTTATTAGGTTAGTCTTATTAAAGTTTGCTTTCACATATTCCCCTACATCAAATCCAGGATCTACCTTACCAACATCAGTTGTATCATTATGACCCAATGCCTGACCAGAAGGCCACACCTCATAGAATGATCTAACAAACATAGCAAAGGTGGTCATCTGTTTAGGTGTTAAGCTATCAGCACTTATGAACTTACTTGGATTTGCTGTACCAGATGGGCAGTTATATCCACCAGCCATAGATATCCCAATAGATCTTTTATTATGTCCATATGCGGCAGAGTGTGCACCTTGTCTTTCAAGTGGTCTTCCTCTTTGCAATCTACCATCTCTGCGTATTACATAATGATATCCACACCCACTCCAGCCTCTATCCAAATGCCACTGATGTACATCATCCGCACCAACGTCTTGGTTAGTGTATGTTCCTGTCCAGTGTGCAACAAACTCTGTGATTTCTCTGTCTGTATTTCTAAACTCTGCTATCAACTCTTCGGGCGAATCTACATAAGAAAATTGAGTTGCAGTGTTAGCTGTATCAACACCACTCCAAGTATTGTTATTAGAACCAATTTCATATGGAACTGATGAGTTTGTTCCTATCGCTTTATCACTGTTGGTTACAATGTTCTTTGATGGAGAGAGGTTTAATTTGTTTACCTTTTCTTCAATTTCTTCATATGGAAGATCTGATTCATTTGATATCAAAGCAATTACTTCATTAGTTTTACCCAACTCAACAAGTGATGCAACTGTATCTTTTTCTATTGTAGTACCTAGAATGAGTTCATCCACAACAAAATCAAATGTCTTATCAGTTATTCTAATAAGCTTAGTAAGAACACCACCAGCGGCATCACCAAGTAAATTAGAAAAGTTTGCATTGAATGCTTTTGTTGCCGCACTGATACCTGTAGATGTTCCAATACCAGAAGAGATTGTAGCACTTATCTTTGTAACTTCTTGTGCACCTGCTGTAGTAGCAACAGTACTTAGGACATTAGTTAAATCATCTGCTGTCTTGCCTGTAACCTTTGTTAGTGCTCTTGACACTGCTTCTGGTGCGCCAGAACTAATAACAAGTTCAAGTTCACCATTGTCAATAGTTTCTCCAATAGCACTGTTTATATTGCTTGTAGCTGAAGATAGATCACCAATTAACTCATTAGATAGACCAGGTACCTGTCCAGTAATCTCTACGACTGAGTCTACTGCCTTAACAGCCTCAAGTAGATTATCACCACCAGACAATGGAAGAATACCACCCTTTATTGTACCCACCACATTTAAAGATGTTTCCAATTGACAGGAAGCCACCCCCACAACTTGAGTTTTAGTTTCGAGTATTTTATCCAAATTACTATTCTTTACAATAGCATTTAATTGACTGTTTAGAATGTTAATATTAATTGCCATTATTATATGTCTCCAAAACTTGTCTAGCGTGTTCTACTCTTTGATCTTTGTGTGCGAATGCCGCCGCTGGTCTTTCATACTTGTCACAGAAGAACTCTGTAGCCGTTTTAAGATTTGTCATCTGTTTAAATTGGTTATATCCCCAAAACCTAGGAGATAATGTAGAGAAATCATATAATAAAAATGCTAACTGTGTTTCTATTGTTCCTATATCTAGTCCACGATCTAAAGCATAAGTTTCTAGTTGCTGTAACCTACCAGCATCTGGATTCCATTGAGCAATACCAAACGAACTCTCGCCAGTAAAGGAAGACGTAACACCCGGATCCATATTAGATTCTTGAATAAGATTTCCAATGATAGCCGCAGACTGAATAGGAGTGAACCCATTAGCAATAAAGAAGTTAAATGCCTTTTCTGAATTATTAGATCCTACAACAGTATTAGTACTTACCGTATTTCTTGGAATACCACCAGATGGGTGTGGGGCGGATCTAACAACTGGATCTGGCTCTTGTGCATTCTCCACTACTCCTTGTTCTATTCTAGGCATAGATCCCATTACCATAGGAATTTGAGATTGCTCACCATCCATAAACATACCAAAGACTTGCGCACCAACTTTAAGTCCTACAGATCTACCCAAACCAGATACACCTTCTTCGGTTGTTGGTACCAGAACTTGCGCCCATGGTAACGTATGTTCTGGGACTTCATTTACATCCTCATTATGTACACCAAAGATGCGTACTCGAACTCTACCAACTCTAAGAGGATCTTGAATATCGACAACTATGCCGATAAACCATCTATGAATATCACCGTAAAAGTTTGTTTGTATAGGTTTAAAACTCATAATTTAGAAACTCCTAAAGTTACTCTATGCTTCTCATCAAAGAAAGAATGCCTAATAGATGAAATAATAAACTCTCCAGACTTTTGTTCATCAAGAACTGTTTCATCACCCACCATGGAAGTGACTTCAATCTTGATCTTACCACCTACTGTAGGCTTATCTAATTCCATAAACAATGTTCCAGTAACTTGCATAGTCGCCGTGTTATTATTCAAAGCTTTTAAAACGCTCTTACGTTTGATATTAGACTTTAGTTTATTTACATCTTCATCATATCCATAACCATTTTCTCCAATTTGAGAAGGAGCAACAACATTAAATATGAAGTTAGATTCATAATCGACTATTCGTTTATCATCAATGGAAAACTCTGTGTCTATCAACTTGGTATTTGGAAGAGCTTCACTGAGCCTAAACTGAGGATTTTCAGATCTATTTCCATATAAGGTATCTAATACTTCATACTTTGCTCCAACAGAACCATTGATAACATTATACAAAGTAGAATTATTGTTATCATAACTAATATCTTCTATTGTGAATACTGACACTGCTGGATTATTATTACTTGCTATACCATTAGATTTAACAAAGGGTGTGTTGAATAGAGGTTCTGCACCCAACATGTCTCCTAGATTAGTTATAAAGATATCATCTGATTTTACAGATCCGTATAGAAAGTATGGAAAACCTTCTTGTGTTGTTAAGCTATTCATAACCCAAGTGATTGCTGATATTGGTGTTATGTAAGGAGTAACAATACTCATAGATTGTTGAATAGGTTCTTGAGTGTTTAGTTCTGTGGTGTTTAATCTAACACCCATCTCACCGTCTAATATCCTTTTTACGATTTGTAATGGCGTTCCGTCAAACGATTTACTAATAACTTTGAGGTGATTTTTAAACACATGCTCAGACATTAGTGAGAATACATATGTCATAGTTGTATCATTCACAACTGTAATAGAATCTGTTTTATACATGACAAAACGTTTCTTAATAGTCTTATCCTGTACGTGATTGTATATCTCTAACTCAAGTATCTCCGTACCACTAAAGTTTGATTGTGAAAACAAATTAGCATTATCGACTATAAGGATATTTCCAGATACGCCAAGACTTCT